TCGTAAAATCTTTCCCCATTGTTTTAAGCACACCCATATACTCTTCACGTAAAGTGCGACCTGTTGACATTTCTACATGGTCTTCATCGCTTGCAAGTTTTAAAATACTTGTTTTACCTTCTGAATCTGTGGTACGAAGTTCTTTTATAGATTCTGGGTTGTTAAGGACTTGGAAGATATGTTGAATTTCTTGAGTGGTAAGCTGGCGATTGTAAACTAATACGCTCGCATCGTTAAGCTTGGAACCATAAAACATGGATAAACTATTAATTATCCCCTCCGTCTTCAGGTCACACTTTTTTATTTCTGTTACTCCATTTATGGTTTGCGACATGCTTAAAATTCCATCAAGAAGAGACACAACAATAAAGCATTTATGTCCATACACTGTTTCTACTAGTGGATTGGTTGGATTTGTTGATAATTGGTATCTATTCCATTCTAGTTTTTTTCTAAGAGTAAATAAACCTGCATCAAATAGAAAACTAATATTTTCAAAATCAGCATTTACAATAATAGTTCCATTTTTAGCATCAAGACTCGGACACGAAACTGTAGTCGTAGTTTTAATGCAGAACGCACTGCCTATCAGCCCATCTTTCATAACCTGATTCTTAATAAAATCAAATTTTGTCTGAGCTGTACCATCTATGGTTAACATACCTTGCAGTCTGTCACCTTCTGCCTTGGCATAATCACCTTGTTCTTTAGCGTAATTACCATTGTCTATAATTTGATTGGCTTTACTTTCAGCTTGATTAGCCGTAGTCATTGCGCTTTCTGCCGTTTTCTTAGCTTGCTTTGCTACTTCATCCGCGCTCGAAACCTCTAGAATCATATTTTGTAAAATACTATAGTTTGGGTCTGCTTGGACAGTCGTATTATTCATTAGGCTCTTACGAACATTATATTGAAAACGTGGGGTAGTAAGTCGTAGCGTTTGATCGGAACTATCATAAATTTGTATCTCAGCCATTACATTTCCTGGTCGTGAGAACATACTTTGTAGTAATACAATCTTTACTTTGCCATTAGATGCATCTACAATTGTACAATCTTGTTGTTGGCCTTCAATAACCATTCGAACCATACATCCATCTAAGTTATAAGCTGTAATCTTATCTTCAAGCAATACAAACTCTAGCACACTTTGTCCATTATCCCCTGTGGTAAATTCAATCAACTGATTATTATTAAGAACACCTTTATAAATATCTAGTAATATGCTATAGCTTTTTGGTTTCATCTCCTCACCCTTTCTTATACATTAATCTCCCTATAATAAGAATAGTCCCACTAACATATTGAATGTATACTCTATCTTTCACATCCACATTAGCGAGACTATTATAATAAGTTTGTCTTACTTCTTCTTCACCATCTACTCTTATTTTAATGCCCTCTTCTGTAACTTCTTCAACTGTAGCAAATAATGCTTTTTGAGTAGTGTCAGGCTTTTTCATATCCTTTAAAGCATTTGCTATATTCAATTTAATGTCACCAACCTTTTTACTCTATGTGTCATAAGCGAACCACTTTCAAGTTTAATATTAAAATGCTGTTCTATGAATATACCGTTCAAATGTTCTGACCTTAAGTCTAATATGTCATAACTTTCATGATGAGGCATATTAAGCGTATAAAAAGTAACTTCTTCATAAATTTGATTAGCATTAAATGCAGCCTTTCTTGTAAGGTTGTCTAATTCTATTTGATTTACTACATTATCAACCTGCTTACTATCAGTTATTTCCATCTTTCTCTTGGTAACACTAAAATCACTTGTAGGGTCAGCATTAATGTATATAGATACCAATTCTCCAAGAGTAGGATGTGATACAAAACGTTTAAATACATTTGGTACCTTCCAGTAATCAATTAGACTTTCAATGTTTCCACTAAGCACACTCATATGATCTTCTTTATAGATATAACCTACATTAGATGGAGAAGGTTCTATGTACTTCTTACTTATAAACCATCCATCCGAATTTACACTAAGCTTAGTGTAATTTATTTGTTCTGCTATGTAATTAAACCATTCTAACTTATTTTTACTATCATCTACAATTAAATCTTCTTGTAGTGCATGTTCTGTGCTTTGGATATTGATTTTAGTAATGCCACAACTTATTATGAAATATCTTAAGACCTCTCCGTAATTTGTACCTTTCAAAAAGACTTTCTGTGCTAGTACTTGTGATTGCTGTAATATAATAGTTTCATCATAGCATTGAGCCCTAACTACACCATTACTACTATTTGTTTGAACCATTAAAAAAACACCTAAAGGCCACCACTTAATTGTATCTCCCACCATAACTCCCATGAAAGGTTTTATTCTATCACTTAAGTAGTTCACTTTTGATGATTCTTTAAAGTTTATTGTTGCTGATTTCTGTATATCAGCTACACAGTCTAACGAGACATCACCACTAACAAGATATAAATCATCCTTCTTTATTCCATACATATCAAGTAATTCCAACCTATAAAATTCATGTCTACTTCCATATTTACAATGCAGTATATCTTGTTCAAGTTGTGACAGTTTAATCATAAGTTATCACCTCGTTATAATCTACTTCTATAGCTTGTATAGTATATTCTATACCTAGCATATCAATTGTATAGGAAGGATTCGTAATGCTTAAATAAAGTTTCTGACGCTTATCTCTATAAAGAAATATTTGTCTTCTCTTGCACATTTCTAAAAACTTAAAGAGTTCTTTTGAGGTAAATTTAAGATTATAAGTATTGTTAGAGTGTTCCCCAAATACTAATACAGGTAACTCTCTACCATTTAATACAAGTTGTGTACTTGCTAAATCAATGTTCCCTTTAAATTTAAATTCCTCTCTGCTTACTCCTACTTGAATCGTATCATACAATGCATCAATAGTAGCCATTGTTCCTGTAGTTATCCTGCATTCTACATAAACTTCATTGCTATCTTTATATACATCACTATCCGTTACTCCTTTAATTGTGTAAATACACTCCTTATATGCTGTATAATCGGTATAAGATGTTGTGTCAGTCATAGCAATTACTTCGTTATTACGGATAACATAAAATTTTTGGAATATGCCATTACTGCTCCATGATAGCTGTACAGAGTTTTTAACGGGAATTGCATTAAGATTAATAGATGTAGCTATGCTAGTATTGACTGAAAACTCCTTACTTCCATAATCACTTTCAAGGCTAAATTGATTCATAATTTTAATACGTGCCGTATACGTGCCATTAGGTAAGTATTCCATTACCTTATGTTCTGATACAAGGCCATTCTGCCAATCTGTGCTATAAATAACAACACCTTCTCTTAATATGTCCAATATGTACCCTTGCTGGTCCTGAGTATCCCAAAGTATTATAGGCCTATTAGTCTTAAACATACTCCCAGAAGTTATAGTAGGAATAGGAGGTTTGCCCTGTACAATCCACTCGGCTTTTTTAGTGATGTGCTTTTCCACCCCTGCTCTTGTACGATACGTTACTGTAAGTTCCATACTATGTTTACCTGTTTGAAGTACTCCTGCTAACAGAATTTTCTCTTTTTCAGTCGTACCTGTATAAGTTGTAATTCCGTCTATAACCAGCTTCCATTTGCTTTGATTTTGAGATGTCCACCAAACACGAGTAGGATTATCCCTTTCTGTTATCACTCCATCTGGTTCCAATGCTCCAATACTAGGTAGTGTTTCGGTAAGCGTAGCTGTTATCTCTTTCCATTCTGTCCACCTATCTTTAAAGGCAACCCTTACCCTAAATCTGTGCAAGCCTGTAGTAAGTGAACTAGGTGATATAATAACACTTGTTGTAGTATTTCCACTGTAATTTTTTACTCGATCATCATTTTTATATATTTCAACTTCGTATTTCTGTTGGTTCGCTGAATTCCACGAGAAGATAAGTTCTAAATCGACATTGCTACCACTCAAAGAAATATCATTTACAACAGCTTCTATATTTTTTAATGTAACAGTTCTTTCACTACTATTAACATATCTATTAGCATAAGCAACTGTAACTTTAATCGTATAAGTACCTTCTGCAAGTTGCTCTGCTTCAATAGTATAACTAGTGGATGTAGTCCCTGTATAGGTTTTTACTACTTGATTAGATTTCAAAACTTCTATTTTAAATTGTTGCTGATTTGTTGATTGCCAACTCACCTTAATAGGATTTTCCCAATACTCACCTTCTACAAGTAAATTGGTTATAGTTGCCTCAATATCTTTAAGACTAAAGGATACTTCTTGCCAACCTGAATAATACTTAACGCCTGCATAGGTTCTATAAACTCTAACCCTCACACTTGCTGGCAATGTCCCACCGAAAGTATTTGCTGGTATAGAAAAAGATGAAGCATTTCCTCCATTACCACTGCTAACTTTTTGGTTATTATAATAAGCTTCCCACTCGTATCCTTCTTGATGAGTGGAACGCCAGTTAACCGTGATTGGTCGTTCCCAGTACTCCCCTATCATTGCTAGATTATCTATTGTAGGATAGCTTACTATTAGATTATCTAACTTAAACTTTAAAAAGGCCGAGTCTGAACCTTCATTTAATTTAGTAGGCCCATTACTTTCTAGCAATAATCCTGCGTATACCCAAACATAATATTCTAAAGATAAGTCTGTAATCGTTCCTGCGGGAATATCTACAAATGTTCCATTACTTGCACCTTTAAATAATTCAACGTATTCTTTTCCGTTATAGCTATAAAGTTCAACGTATATCCCATTAACATTATCTGTTCGGGTTACTCTAATTGCCTTGTCTACTTCACTGCCCGTTATTGTTACTTGCCCGCTTTTTACACCAGCTATTTCTTTAGTGCGAAACTCTGTACCTATAACAACAGGAGTATTGTAATTTGCAATGCCACTGGTGATAGTTGCATCAAGATTTCCACCATTAGAGTTTAAATAGTTTATAAAGGAAGTAGGATTAATAGCGATACTTAAATCTTGATAGATATTTCTACTTATCGTATCTTCATGCCTAGATGTAAAACTTCGGTTAATTATTTGATTATAAACAGAAACAGTCGCATTTACAGTCTGGTCTCTTTTTACATCATGTACTAATATACTTAATGATGAAATTTTAGCAGTACCACCCCTGTCAATAAGACCGTTGTTATAGTCATTGATGAACTTTTGGAAGTTCATTCTACTTTTAGTAGATGATAAATCACTATTTACTGTACTAGGATTAAACATTACATATGCCATCTATTCTCACCCCTTCTACACTAGGCCTTTTCTGGCTAAAATTTGAATTTGTTCAAATAGATCATTTGCGCTATTAGTCTGTATAGTTACATTATTTAAATTATACGTCGTTATATTTTTGTCATTAGAGGACATTTGCTTGGTCTGAATATCATTTGCAACCTTAGCCCCTCTCCTCAAAAATACACGTTCTTTTCCATGTTCTCCTACATCATAATAACCATCTTCTTTTACAAATTCTGTTCCTATAGCATACCCGCCTTTAGTTGCACTGTTAGCACTTAAACGCATATTACCTATGCTCGAATTCATAGAGCCAATATTATTAGCAATACCATTCATTGTGTTTTGGATTTCTCCACCTTTTCCACTTAATACACCCCAAATAGCAAGCAATGCTGTAAGTGCTGCAACAACTCCAAGGATAGCTGCCCCTACCTTGATAATTTTCATTTCCAACGGACTAAGTCCACCACTTACTTTATTTACAATGCTACTAACACTATTTACTGTACTCATTGTTTCATTTACAGTCTTAATGACTGTTCCTATTGTAAGGGCTAATGTTCCTAATACTGCAATAGTTGTTACAATAGTCGGTGGTGCTTGGCCTATAATGCTGATAAATCCTGTTACCATATTAATAATAGGCTCGAATGCACTGCCTGATTCAATTAGTGTATTTTTTAATCTATTAAATGCCTCACTTAAATCTTCACCTGGTGATTCCAATGCTCTTAATGCCTCTTCTGTTGTCCCACTTGCACCACTAATAATTTCTAGATTTTCACTAAATTGAGCCATTCCTTCCTTGGATGTAAGTTGTAATACAGCATTAAGAGCTTCTGAACTTCCAAATAAACTTGCCATAGCTTCCGTATCGCCCCTACATCCTTTTTCAATATCTCTGAGGAATTTTACAAATCCTCTAGATTGCAAACTTGATAAATTAAAGCTTATCCCTAATTCATCAGCCATATCTTTCGCTTCTTTTGTAGGACTAATTACTGCACTTAATATAGCCTTTAATGCTGTAATGGATTCACTTGTTCCTACACCTCTCGTTGTAAGTACAGATAATGCAGACCCTATTTGTGCAAACTCAACATTTGCAGTTGCTGCAAATCCTGCTACATCACCAAAACTTGACCCTAGTTCACCAATTGTTGTCTTAGCAAGCTTTTGAGTAAGTATCATTTGGTCTGAATATTTATTTACTTCCTCCACGCTTGAACCATAAGCATTTAATACAGTTGTCATTAAGTCAGCTGCTGTATTAATATCTGTAAAACCTGTCTTAGCTAATTTTGCACTTCCTTCAAGAACTTTCAAACTGTCTGCAGTAGATATATTGGCACTTACAATCTCATATAACGCATTAGCTGCTACTTTGGCATCAACATTAATAGTGCTACTTACATCTAATACGCCTTTTTTTAAATCATCAAAGGAAATTTGTGTTTCATCTGCTATTGTTTTGACTTTTGAAAACTCTTGATCAAAACTCATAGACATAGTTGCACTTACAACTCCTATACCAGCCATTGCTGCCCCTATTTTTTGTATGCTTGAAGCAACACTTTCAATATTAAGACCAGATTCTGATAAGATCTTCTCAAAAGTTTCCCATTTGCGAGATAAGACGCCTAATTTTGTATCTTGTTCCTTCAATTCCTTTGTAACATTATCAATATCTTTTCTAATATTGATTAATTCCGTTTCTGCCCTTTTTAATTGAGTCGTTTTTTGTACAATAGCTTTTTCATTTAAACCTTCTGATTTAGTCAACTCATCTAATTCAGACTTTAATTGTTCTACGACTGTTTTTTGTAGTTTAGCCTTATCATTATAATAATTCTGTTGTTCAATTAATGCTTTTAATTTATCTGCAGTCTGCTCTACACTAACCTGCTGAAGCTTAAATTCTGCATCTAGTAATTCTAACTTGTCAGACATTTCTGCTGTAGATACATTAAATCCATCTATTTTCTCTTTTGTTTGTTCTAAATCACTTTGATATTTTATAAGTGTAGCTTCTGCCTTTTTTAACTCTATTGTTGTATTAACGATAGATTTACTGTTATCACCTTCTGCTTCATTTAGCTCTTTTAAATAATTCTTAAGTTCATTGACTTTATCTTTCTGTAATTCAATCTGTACAGATAACTTTTCATGAACTAATGTCAAATGGTCAAGGGCTGTACCATTTGCCTTCACATCCTCACTTGATCGTCTAAACTCAGCATTCAGCAAGGCCATCTGCTTATTAATATCCTGTGTTGCATCTTTTAACTGTGTATACTCACATTCAAATATGATAGATCTTTTATAGTTTTTAAAGTTTGACATATCCCCCCTCCTTTCTTAACTTAAAAAATCATCTAGGCTTTCACATTCTATATCATCTTCTCGTTCTTTTTTGTTAGGGAATTTTATATGAATCTGCTTATAGATATGTGCTAAAGTACTCTCATAAAATTCTCTTGAACTTCTTTGCATGACAACACAATATAAATAAAATAATAAATCAAAATCTATACTTCCTTTTTGTTCTGATCTATCATCCTCTCTAGTTCCGCTATGTACTTTTTTGTAAACTCTTCGCCCCCAACATTCCCACAACATCTTACAAATGCATCTGTTACTAAATTAATAAGCTGTGAACCACAGTTGCATACAAGTAACTTAGCATCATCTAGTGTAAAATCTCTTCTATTTGTCTTAATACCTGCATAGAGTAGCTTAGCACCTACATCATAAGGATTTTTTATTGCTTCATTTGATAATGACACTAAATTACCAAATTCATCATTTAAAATGATTAAAGCATCTACATTAATAAAGCATTCAAATGTTTCATCTTCAAAATCAATAATAATAGGTTCTACCCTTTTACATGTTATCTTAGCCATAAATGAATCAACTCCTTAAAATAAAAGAACATACACTCCCTAGCATATGTCCTTTTAATAATTTCTTTTTAATTACTCTCGTGACTCTATTGTATCTGTAGTTTGTACTTGAGTAAAAAAGTCTTGAAGCATTTTTTCTGTTACTTCTTCATTCTTGCTATTAATCTTTGTATAATACCGCCCTATACTTTCATGCTCAAAAGCTGTTATGGTTACTGTGTCATTAGATATTTTAATATTATCTTCTCTTTGTTCATCAGTATCTTCAATCGGATTTGCCTTGCAATAAATAAACCATATCAGTTCTCTTACTCCTTTTGCTTTTTCGATTTCCCATCCCATAGCAAAAGGTTTGGCTTTGTCTCCACTACTACCACTTTCTACACCATTAGTAATGCTTAAACCTTCAAACCATGCACGCCATTTTTGCGGAATATCATTATGATCCATAGCAATCTCATAACTTGTTTTAGAACTTTCTATATCCTCTAGCCTACCATCTCCATATTGTACACCTTTAGAAATAGTTGGCTTTCGTGTCGCCTTCCTAAGCCCAGGTACTAACTCAGGTTTTCCAAACACTAATTCTGTTCCATGTTCTGTTACTTCTGCTAAATATAAGTTTTTAACATTTATTGTTTTTCCCAAGATTCCATAACCTCACTTTCACTATAATTAAAAATAAGAACCTTATGATATAACTTAGTGTTATCATCTAGGTGCTCTGTGTTATCACTTCCATCTTCAAATAGAAATCCTGCATCTATAAGTAAAGTTTTTACTTGATTCACTGTCACACTATAATCAACTTTACTATAGACATCAACTTGCAATTTACCACTTTCATCTAATGTTATACCATCTCCAAATAAACAGCCTACTTCTCCAAAAAAATGATAATCAATAACAATTCCTTTATCGTCGAAAGGTGGTGTATCATTCCATCTCAATGGTAGTTCTAGTTTTTCTAAAATATTAAATACCTTATTAATCATTAAAACCCAACTTTCTGCAACTCATCATCAATGATAGCCTCCATCTCTAATTCAGCCTCTTTAAGTGCATCATCAATAAAATGTGTTGCTCTGTTTCTTTTACCCACCAGCTTGTTGTAAGAGCCATCATTTACAATATGCCATAAAGTACCAGTCATTTTGCCACCTTGAACCTTTAATACCTTATCTCCATATTTATTTTTAGCTACATTTATATGTACATCATCTGCCATATGTTTATAGTCTTCTTCTTGGGTCTTACTTCTTAGTATATTAAGATTGCCTACTATCCTTGCTTTAACTATCTTAGCTAATCTATGCTGTATGCTCTGACCTGTTTCATCACAAGCATTAATCATGTTATCTAACATAACATTTAGCTTTCCACCATCTTCATATCTAAGTCTCATACTCATAAAATCACCTGCTTCTTTGCTGTAGCAACTAATATGAATGAAGGATCATCTTTAAGTTGTTCAAATCCTAATATATTGTAAATAACATCTTTATGTTTAATGTACATACTTTCTGTAATGTCATTTCTGATTCGCATGATAAAGTTAACATGTATTGTGTTATGTTCAATTCCTGACTTTATACTTTCTTTACCTAACAATTCCGTTTTCTTTGCCCAAATATTATGGGCTATCACTTCATAATGAGGTTCTAGCATTTCTACAGGGCCTTTAGATTTAGGCTTAATACACAAATCGATTTTATGTCTTAATTCTCCTATATTCATCTAACATCCTCCTACAAAAGATTATGGGAATGCATATCTAGTATAGATTTAGCCACAATATTGGGTGCAATGGTAACCTTAGTATTTTTTTGAGCGTACATTCTGTTGTCATACATATCTGAAACAAGTACATAGATTACAGCTACAATATCATCATAGGAATCCATCTGTTCATCAGTCATACCTGTATAAGATTTCACATAGGATTTTGCACTTTCTAAGAATATACCAATTAATGGGTCATTAAACTCAAGTTTTAAGTAGTCTTGTAGGTCACTCTCTTGTATCTCACTTACTTTCATCTTTCTTCACACTCTTTTTAGTTGTTTTTTTTGTTCCTATTTCTTCAATATATCCACAAGAAAGAAGGTCTTTTAAGACCTCCTTATCTGTAATTTCTCTTTCTTCTCCAGGATACATCGAAAGTTTTCCAACAAATCCTATTGTTGCTCTAACTTTCATCTAATCCCTCCTATGCTCCCATTTCAAGCACTGCTACCTTTTGATGTTCTGTAACTTTCGAATCAAATTCAAACCATGCAACAACACCTACTGCATGTTGTGTAGCATATTTTTCTTGTAATAATTTAATTTCAATGTTTTCTCTAAAGTTAACAGATAACGCACTTAAATCACCATAAACGATAGCTTTTGCTGAACTTTCCATCTTTGGCATATTATCTGATAAAAATACTGGTTTACCAAGTAATCTATAAGGGAACTCCCCTGTAATATCATCTTGTAGTAAATATCTATTATTTCCATCTTTAAGTTTTTTAATGGCTGTAAAAGTTTCACTATGCATAATCCAACAAGCATTACCTTGATAAGCTTGTTTCACTTGAGCTTGTATATCAATTAATTCATCTGCCGTAATTGCTGTTCCAGAGGCAGCTGTTTTCTTATTTGTTGTATATGTAATCCCTTGGGCTTTACTTGAACCATCACCAACTAATAATTGTTTTTCAAGAAATTCTGCAATTTTTTCTGCCATATGAGATACAATAAATCCTACAACATCTACATCAGCATTATTAATAACTGATACACCAATAAGCGTTAATGCTCCCGCTAAATAGCCTTCTAAATCAACACTTGTAAACTTACCAGCATCAGCTGTAAGCTCTGTAAACTCAGCTTGATAACCTACTGCAATATCGTGTGAATCATTTGCCTTTCCCCATACTGGAATTTTAAGAGTACCCTTAACATGATACATAGTAGCTCTAGCTAAAATAGGACAAATATCCGTAACCTCTTTAATAATACGTTTTGCAATAGTTACTGGAATAACTGCACCATTATTACCCATTGTTACATTTTGCTCACCTGAACGTGTTTCATTAATTTGTCCACGTATATAGGTTTCAAATGCTCTCGTTTCCATTTCCTCAACAGTTTCTTTTTTCTTTTCTTGAGGTAACTCACGTTTTTCTATAGTTTCAGCTTCTTCTAATGCCTTAATGGTTTCATCTAACGCTCGAATTTCCTCTTTGCTTTCTGAATACTTTGTTTCCTCTTCTGGTGTGAAGGCTCTAGTCTCTGTTTGTGCTGCTGATAAAATTGCTTTCATTTCTTCTAATTTTGCATTTCTTTTTTCAATCATAGCTTTTAATTTCATACTTATTTTCCTCCTAATGATAAAACTTCAATTTCTCTTTCATAATTTTTATAATCTATAGCTTGTTGCTGTTTTCCTTTTATATTTACTTCTACGTGGTCTTCTGCCCCGCGTTCCTCCAAAACATCACTTTCTTCACCTCTTAACTCAATTGATGTTGCAATATACGCAGGCATTTTATCTAAGATAGATACTTCTCTAAGTTCAATATCACGTAATACTCTCTTAGCTTCTTGTATTTTAGGCTTATTATCCTTAAATCCAAATGACCATCCTCTTAGTTCACCTTTCTGTGCTTTAGTAATTACCTCTGGATCTGTTATAGTTGCTTTGGCATATAGTCCAATACTATCCTCTCTTAACTCTAATGTTCCATCTGTGGTATTTCCTAAAACTCGTCCATGATTAAATCTTAATTCTACAGCTTTACCACTGTTCAATGCTTTTTGGAATGTACCCGCTTCAACTTTTTCAGTATAGCTACCAAAAGGACTAGGTATCAGCCTACTTTCTCTTTCTACTGCATTAACATATCCTTCAACAATTGCTTCTGTTGCGCTTCTAATCTCCACTTTCATTATCTTCACCCCCTTTCATCTGTGACATGTTGTTTAGGTTAGCTATAGCATTCATATTAGGTGTGTAAATTTGACCTGTTTTAGGATCGAGTAATACATCTTGCAATCCTAATTTCACATAATTAAATCCTAGTGGTTTGTAATCTAATTCATATCTTACTTCATCAATCTGTAAGATATTTGCTTGAATGGCTATTTGATATGCTCTAAATAATTTTTCAATATCTCCTTTTAACTGTTCTTTACAATCAAAGGCAAAATAATAGCCCTCACTCTTTTCTGTTTCTAAGAGTAAAGACTTATTCAGTGCTATTGCAAAAGCTGTTATGATTGGTAATATACAGTTTTTAATGAACTCAGCTTGATCTTGCTCACTAGCTGTTCCATTTATAATCTTGCTTGACATAGTAAAAAGCTTACAAATCTCTTCACTATTACTTTTTTTATGTAAGCGGTTAATAACTGAGTATATTTCCATACTTCCTTATTAATGAGATAATTACTCCAAGACATTCATTGTTTTGGAGTCTTTTACTCTAACTCTATTTGAAATAAGGAGGTACTCTTATTGAGAAAGACCAGTCAAGAAAAAATAAATCTTTGGACATCACGTATTATGGAGTGTCGTAAAAGTGGTCTTCCT